AAGCGCGAGCTGTTAAAGGAGTTCACAATCAAAATAATGATTGGGATATACAGGTACGCGTAGATAGCGGTCATAAAACCGCCGCGAAGCAGTCGACCGATCATTCGAGTTCCACCTTTTTATTCATAAGGCGGGACACTTTCAGGATTTTGAATTTATTCAATTTTTTCCTTTCTCCAAAATCTCTCCAAAACTTTTCCCCAAAACAGGACCACGCATTTTACAGCATTTTTATACATGGGTGAGCTTACTAGGACAGAAAAGTATTCCAGTTTGTTTACCCATATCGCTTTCCGAATGAGATTTTTGATGTGATTTCTTCGTGTTGAAAAACCACATAATGTGGTATTAGAATTAGCTATCAAGATTCACTTTGAATCCGTTTTGAATCCGTTTTGAATCCGTTTTGAATCCCATTGAACTCAGGAGTGACTATGAAGCGTAAAAGTGTGGCTTTGTTACAAGCCATTGGTTCGGTTATAGCCCTGAGCCCGACGGTCGTTTCAGCAAATGGTATGCCAGCGAATCCAGTTTCCGCTTTGCGTCAGGATGCTGCGGCTATCAGAGGCGATTTCCAAAAAGCAATGGTATCCGTTAACGTTGAAAAGCTGAACAATGCCAGATCAAAAAGAAAGTGAGAACACCAAACTCACTTGTGAAGAACAAAAGGATAATGAACTGGTTTCTCGAGTAATCGAAAATCCAGAGGTCTTAAACAGGGTTTTGGATAGTCCGCAGGTGCGGGCTATTGTTTGCCAGCATTTTCAGGGGCCTATTCCGCCACCTTCAATGCTTAAAAAGTATGATCAACTGGTGCCTGGGCTTGCAAATCGACTTGTTGAGTTGACCGAAAAAGAGCAGGCTCATCGCCATAAAACAGTGGCTGATAGCATTGATATTGCCAGAGATGGTCAAACAAAGGCTTTTTGGTTGGCAATATTGATCATCTTAGCTGCCACTGTCTTTGGCGTCATGGGGGAGACAGTTCTTGCCGGAACTCTCGTTTCAATAGATCTTGTTGCATTGGTTACGGCATTTATTGTTGGAAAACATTATTCTAAGCAGGAACCTGATCAAGATTAGTCTCCGAACCCCGGTTGATGCCGGGGTTTTTACACTAGCAAAGCAATATCAACATTTTTCAGCTGTATTTACTTCGTCAAACAACCAATTTAACCCATTCCTGACCACGAGTATCGTTATAACGATCGGTGGTTGCCTGGACTTTATGTCCCAGTAATGTTTTTGTATCAATACCCTGCGCGCGGTACAGTCGTTCTGACAGGGAGCGTTGTTCATGAAATGTTGGCGGAGTTTTTCCTGCTGGTGGAGTTATCCCAGCCAGATCCCGTGCTTTGGCAAAGTAGTCGCTCAGGTTGTCTTTACTCATCGGCTTTGGTTGTTTCTGGTGCCGACTATGGATTAGATATGGACTTAATATTCTGTCTCGGCACCCATCAATAACTTCTTTTAACGTTATCCCAATGGCATCACAGCGTAGTGTAAGCGGTAACGCCAGACGCATTCCGGTTTTTCCCTGGGTGATATGCAAGTGTTCGTTCCACACATCTGAAAAACGCATGTGGCAAATGTCATCACGGCGCTGACCAGTAACAATCGCAAGAAGCATTGCGTTACGGATAAAGTGTTTTTCAGGCGTTGCGTTGTAAATTTTTTGCCAGTCTTCCAGGGTGAGCCTGGCTCTGGTTACTTTAGGGATCGGTTTACGGGTAGCCTCCGGAGGATTCCATCCAGGAGGAACTTCCCCTGCATGCTGTGCTTCTTTATAAATATCAACCCATAATCCACGATTTACTCTCGCTGTGCTGACCATGTCTTTATCCAGCCACTCATCCAGTATTAATGCAAAGTCTCTTACTTCCAGTTCTTTCAATGGGTGGTTTCCCAGACGGGAAACCAGGTATGCAGCCATTCGGGCTTTTTCTTTGTGAGTTGTAGCTGCAATATCTCCATTTTTCAGTCGCGTGTCCTGTATTTTCAGATATCGATCAACCCATGCCTTTAATCTGATACCCCGACGCTTTGTTGCTGACGGACTTTCATCAATTTTGCGCATGAAATATTCAGCCTCTGCTGCAGCTATTCGCTGATTGGCTGTGGAAGCGATTTTTTCTGCCTTACCTTTGTCTGTTCCGAGCCCGTGAAATTTTCCAGTCACAGGGTTTTTATACTGGTAGTAAACTCTGCCAGTTCTGCGATCAAATTTTTCGTAAAGTCCGGCTACGTCAGTGCTGTTTTTTCGTGGCCTCGGTGACATGAGTTAAAATCTCCTTCAGTGCATCATCATCGCCAGTATGAATTTCCGGCGCAATTCCCGTTTCACCAGGTCCAACAAATACTGCCCGGCGATCTATCAGCCAACGCCCACGAATTTTTTGTGGTCTTGGAACGATGTATCCTAGTTTTCCGTATTTCACCAGGGTAGTGTTTGTTATTGGGAGACTGAACCGTTTGGGTTTCCACTCGTCGAGCGTTATCAGGTACTGTTCGCTCATGGCTATCACTCCGGAACGCGCCAGTTGCAGAATACCAACTACAACTGGCGACAGTTGAACATTAAAAATCAGCCTGATTCGGGATCAGTTTTTGCCAGATAGCTGAAACGTATTTTGCCTGGTAACGGGCGTCATCAAGTGCATTATGGCGCTCACCTTCGAATGGAATAGCCGTTCTGGCATCGAAGTCTATGGCTTTCCCCAGCTCAACGATTGTGCGTACATCGCGATCGTTGTGGTAGCGCCACGGGCAGGGGATCTCCTGTCGTACGTATGAACGGCGTAAAATCACGTTGTCGAAGCTGGCTCCATTTCCCCAGACCTGAACAAAAAATCCACCGGAGTTTTCATCTATAAATTCCCGCAATTGCAGCAGTGCATCATCTAACGGGATTTCGTCGGTCAGAATGGCAGATTGCGCCTCACGTGATTGCTTAAGCCACCACTTAATGGTGTCACGATCAATGACTCCGCCAGCAGTATCTATATCGATGGTCTTACTAAATTCCGGCCCCATATCTCCGGTTTGCGGATCGAAAAATATTGCACCTATTGAGATAATCGGGGCATCGGGATTTTTTCCCATGGTTTCAAGGTCGACCGACAGGTGATTCCATACTCTGCTGGTGGATGTGATAACGTGATGACCGTTCACCGCAATTAAGGGATTTGCCGTCTCGCCAGTTTCACTATCGCTGGCGTGGTCCTGAGCGCTGCCAGCATTCTCCTTGTGTGGATGTTCAGCGCCTTCCATTTCCTCCGAATCGTCTTCCCGAACTTCAACCTGATTCTCGTCATCGAATGTTTCCTGGTATGTTGCGTCGCCCATCACCGCGCCACAGTCAGGACAGTTGCCGCCGCCGGTCTGACCGCAGGTGGTGCAGACTTTTTCCGGTTCTTGTTGCTCTTCTGGTTCAGGCTGTTTCGTTTCTGGCTCGTTTTGTAACGCATTTGGGCTGTTTTGTAACGCATTTGGGCTGTTTTGTTCCGCTTTCTGGTCGTTTTGTTCCGATTCGGGCTGGTTCTGGTTCACAGAATCGCGGGTTTCAATCCCCTTAACCCATTTCGGATCATTCGGGTCGCTAATTCCGTCAACGAACTCACCGCGATGGACTGCCAGTATTTTGTCGGCATCAGGCTGGTTGATATTGGCTGCCTGCATAATTTTGTTTACTTCGCCAGCGGTAACTTTTACCTGATTAACCGGATTTATCTGTGCCTGAGTATCCAGCGATTGTGTGTCCTGGCGATGTTCAGTTGTATCCTGTCCCATTGCTTCAGTCGTTGCCTGTTCATCTGCCATTGCGTCAGACGGTTGTGATTTTTCCTCATTATTTTTTTCTTCTTCTGTTTCGCGTTCAGCAGCCAGTTCGCGGTTAACTTCTTCCAGGATATCTTTTTCCGGTGTATGTCGTGCAGCAGCGAGAGTTTCTTTGCTGGGGTTCTCGTGATCAGTCTCCGTTAAGTGGGCGTTGATATACTCCTGAAGGCGTCCCGGGTAGAGATAAAGTTCAGGGTGAGCGCTCCGGATAAGTGCAAAATTCGCGGCGCGGGAATAATCCAGAATACCCGGGGTTGCGCGAAGTGCTGCGGACCATTCTTTGAACGGACTTTCTCTTTTCAGGACGATTTCTTTTGCGCGACGATAAACGCTGCCCGGAATTTCATAAATATTAAAATCCATCGGAAGTGTGGCTGCTGCAATCTCCACATCCAGCGTATCGAAGGTGTGTACTAAATTCGGATTGCGATCGGTTTTGTTCCCGCCACCGGCATTAGCACCGGAAGCCGTGCGGGTGATACGCGAAACACGATTTCCTTTCATCCACTCTTTTGTCAGCAGACCGCGATCGGTGTAGTCGGCGTCCAGGTATGCTTCGATAAAAGAGGTTATCAGTCCCAGGTCCGAATTTACGGGGGCGGGGAAAACTTTGTCAGTGTCTCGCACCAGTTTGTGGAGATCGCGAATCTCCAGCGGTTCGAGTTGCGCTGCTTTATTTGAGATGGCCAGCGCGGTAACGGCGGGAAGTTTTTCATCCTGTGCGTTATGTAATGCGCGCAGTTCGCCCCGCGAAACGTGCGTTACTGGTTTTTCGCTGCCGTGTTGAGCAAGCCAGCGAATGGGCAGTTCCTGACCTGAAACCGGCAGGAGCATGTTCTCCTCAATCTCAGCCATGTCTTCGCCGTTGACGTTGGTATTGTCAGTGCTGGCTGGTTTATCCTGAACAGAGGGCGAGGGCGCGATAAGTACCATTGTGATACCATCTTCCCCGCCTTTTTCGTATCGGTTGCAGAATTCGGTATCAAACACGCCTTCCGGAGGAAGGTCATTCACAACGGGTAAATGGACGCGGACGGGTTTTTTAAAGTCGTCTTCATCATAATCGTTGTCATCCATTGCGGTAATGCAGCGGGAGATGGCAACAGATAATTTTTTTGCTGTAGTCCAGTAAAAACCACCTTTAATTCCAAGGCGTTTTCTGACTTTGTCATTTTTTGCTTCACAATATAATGCAAATTCTTCTTTATCAGTGCTCATTGATAAACCTCATTACAGATTTAAGGGTGAACAAATCCCTGTCATTGCTGACATATAAAAATGAAACCGAATATCAATTACGGCGCTGTTTTAAGTCCTGCCGGGATTTCGTTATTATCCTGGTGAATAACTTTATCGACCGGATAACAGTTACCGGGAATTTTCTGTTCATCTGCGGCAGCCATGCATTCTTCCATTGAGTCACGTATATCAACAATAAGGTCAAGTGGTTCGCCTGTATTAAGAAAAACTGTCAGAACGAGTGCGAATGCTGTATTCATTGCCAGTATCCTTTTTGCATCAGACGTAAACGGGCCAGCATTGAAACAATGCATATTTGATTTAATAACTCCCGTTCGTGTTTTCTCTTATTAATGGCATCTTCAGTAAATGCAGGGTTACTGATACTGACACCAATTTCAAAACAACCTTCAGACGTATTAACGTTTGGTAATAATGTTTCCATTATCGCGTCCTCAACAATGAATTTTGTGATGCGGTGCCTGGTGCCTCCAGGTGACGTTAACCAGTTAACAATTAACGCCGGATACAGAGAATCCACCCATAACACAGATGCTTTAATACGCTTTTAACTGTTCCGCGTGCGCTTAGCCGCATTCACCGCATCACAAAATTCACTTTAAAAAGGGCGGACATCAGCCAGCAATGAAACTGATGCCGCCAAAGGTACAAATCAACATGGAGTGTTGTAGCGGGGTTGTCACTCAGGCGTATGGTCAACCTGACAACCCGGTGCTACCAATGGGGGTAAGGAATAACCCCGCCATACTTACCGCCGCGCCATTTCGCGGAGTGCCACAACCGGAAGCGCACGGTCGAATTAAATTTAACGACACCGTACAGTGAGACGAACTTCGCCGTGCGCTTTCGCGTTATGCCCTGACTTTTCAGGGATATATCCTTTCAGTAAACTGTCAGTGCCGGATTCTTATCCGTGTCCGGCGCACGACCACATGTGGCAGCGTGTTGGTCTCCATTTTTAACCCAGAACCTCAATGGAGGATAAAATGTCAGACAAGTTAATTAACCCATTTACCTATCCATCTGTTGCAGCTTTGAACTTAACAGTTGAGTTAATTCGGGCTGGCAAAATGTCATCCCCTTCAGAGGCGGCTAATTCAGTTATTACAATTCGCAATATATTAAAAGAAGAAAAACAAGCCGCTATGGAGAAGACTGATAAAGAGCAATAAAGGCTTCTCTGATTTCTTGAGCCAGTTTTTTAGCTGGCTCTACCTTTTCTGTCCCCCCGTCCAAAATGAGAGATTTCAGTGTTTCTGCGGCGATTTTCTGAGTGTCTGGAGGTAAATCTTTAAATTCCATCGTCAACCTCATCAGTCAGTGCTTCTGGCTAACCAGCGACGCGCGCCAGCTTCGGTTTTAAATGTTTTGCTTTTGGTATACGTCATCGCGGTGAATGTGCCGTCCTGGTTGGGAAACACGCCGTATACCAGAGATTCGTTGTTGCCAAGATCGATAGTATCCATGTTGACCTCATTTCCCCTTAACGCCGGGGTAGCGGAACTAAGACCTGTCGCACCGCTGTGCTTTGATGGAATACATTGTTCTATTTAGATGAACATATGTCAACACAATGAATCCATAAAGGTAAAAAAAAACCGCCTTCCGGCGGTATGATTTTGTAAAATAAAGAATTATTTTTGACGTGTTATCGGATCAACGTATTCCGAGTAAAATTCAGTCAATTTTTGAAGTCGCATTTGAAAAGCTGCAAGCATATTTCTGCGTTCTACAGGAGGTAGGTTTCTGTAAACGTCAAGCAGGGCTTTCTCATCATCATCAAGCACTTCCCTGCTCGTATCCTCCTTTCCCGTCAGTAGCCAGGAAAGGGAAACATTTGTGGCTTCCGCTATTTTGGCCGCGGAATCTTTGCTGATTGTCCCTCTCTTTTTCCAGGCATTAACTGACGAACGGCCCACTCCAGCGATGCGCGCTAAATCTGAACCGCTTAAATGATGCTGTTGCGAGATCGCATCTAATCTCTCCGCCAGCGGGGTGTCGTATTGCTTTTTTCTCATATCCATTTGGCAATTATAACCGTTCAGTGAACACTAACAATTCCTCAGGGTGTTGACTTATGTTCTTTTTTGGTGAACAATTGTTGTGTTTAATTGACGTGGAGGTTGTATGACTGCTTTGGACAAAGCAATAAAGATTGCCGGTGGTATTCGCCCACTAGGGCGCGCGATAGGGGCCTGGCCGTCTCAAATACACAAATGGGCAAATGAATACAATGGACGGGTGCCGACAGGGGAACGGGTCCGTCAAATTTACCTTGCAACTGGGGTGACTCCTCATGAATTACGGCCGGATTTATACCCGGATCCAACCGACGGTTTATCTGTTGGATGTAAGGCTAACACACAAGATGAACCGGAGTTGATTCATGAAAATCAGGCATGAACACATCCGCATGGCGATGAATGCCTGGGCGCATCCGGACGGCGAAAAAGTACCGGCTGCGAAAATTACCAAAGCGTATTTCGAATTGGGTATGACGTTCCCTGAACTGTATGACGACAGCCATCCGGAAGCCCTGGCTCGTAATACCCAGAAAATTTTCCGCTGGGTAGAGAAAGACACCCCTGATGCTGTTGAAAAAATTCAGGCGTTGTTACCAGCGATCGAAAAAGCAATGCCACCTCTGCTGGTGGCCCGAATGCGCAGCCACAGTTCAGCCTGGTTTCGGGAACTGGTGGAGACGCGGGAACGACTGGTGAGAGACGCTGATGATTTTGTCGCAGTGGCGATTGCTGGTTTCAACCAGATGAATCGTGGTGGCCCGGCAGGAAACACTCTGGCTGTGCATTAATTGGGTAATAAATATGAGTAATGACAAAAAATTGACACTGAGCGTTTACGAAAACAGTCCGCACATCTGGCGTGGCGGTTTATCTGATGTGGAGCTGGCAGAGTGGTTGATACATAAAGCTAATGCGCTGCTCTGGCGTTTGTCAGCCAGAGAACAGCGCAAGGAAACCAGAATAAAGCTGGCTGATGCAGAAGCGTGTGCCGGGCTTATTGAGGATTATACAAATCTTGGTATTTCTTCAGCAGAGAGTGATCCCATTCAGCCTCTGAGCAGGGAGTCAATCCAGCACGCTGGTTGTATGGCACATCTTGTAACTGCTCGTCAACATGAGGTGGGTATTGGATCACTTCCTGTGGGATATTCGCTGATTCCAGAGCTGGTTGAAGCAAGAAAATCAGTTCAGAAAAAGAGAGATGACGCACTTCAATTATTGAGAGAGCACTATGGCGCGATACCAGAATGCGAACAGCGTCGATACCCTGAAGGTTATGAATGGATGCAGTCTCTTTTTGAAGTTCGCTAATCAATATGTCGAGACGAAGGTATGTTTCGGCGCGCAGCCAGGCTCTGTAATCCGGGAGCATTTCGGGGCTGTTACACCAGCGGTTTGTTGCTGCAACATTTAATACATGAGCCTGATAAAGGCTTTTCAAAAAATACATGTCGAACCTCCTCTGGTTCTGTCGATTGGGAACCACAGATTATATCCGGAGGAAGGTTCGGCACCAGATGAGGTAGCCATGCGTGATTACGCAAAAGTTTCTCCGCGATTCTGGCTGGGAGAAACGGGGAGAGAACTTAGAAAGGCGGGTGCAGAAGCGCAAGTTGTTGCTTTTTACCTGATGACATCCCCTCACGCAAATATGCTGGGTTTGTATTACCTGCCAGTTTTATACCTTGCTCATGAAACCGGGCTTGGTCTGGAAGGGGCTTCAAAGGGGCTTAAAAGGGCTGTTGAAGCTGGTTTTTGTAGCTATGACCATGATGAAGAGATGGTCTGGGTCCATGAAATGGCAGCCTGGCAGGTTGGGGAAACGTTGAAGCCCGGCGATAACCGTTGTGCAGGTGTCAGGAATGAGTATGCATCATTACCTGAAAACGCTTTTCTGTCAGCGTTTTACGACAGATATAAAACGGATTTCCATCTGGATGTGAGGCGGAATAATAGCCGAAATTCGGTAAGGGGCTTCGAAGGGGCTTTTAAGGGGCTTCGAAGCCAAGAACAGGAGCAGGAGAAAGAACAGGAACAGGACAAAAACACTATGGTTCATGGCGAAAAAAACACCATGAACCAGGCAGGGGATGTTCAGACCGTAAATTCTGGTCAGCCAGCAGGCACGACACCGGAAGCCGATTCGGCGTATGCGCTGAAAGCCGATTCGGGCGCTGTGCAGCAGGCGATGACCGCAGGGTCGGAGCAATCACACCAACTGCAGCAGCCTGAAGCCGATTCCGCCATTCAGCGGGAAGCCGATCGGGTAGTCCCGGAAAACACCGGGCGGCCTGTGGGACGAGTGGATTATCCGGATGTGTTCGAACAGGTCTGGCGGGAATACCCGTTGCGTGCCGGGGCAAACCCGAAGAAATCCGCATTCAGTGCCTGGAAGGCCAGATTGCGCGAGGGGGTGCCACCAGAGGCCATGCTGGATGGTGTGAGGCGTTACACAAGATACCTGGCTGCTACCGGGAAAGCGGGAACGGAATTTGTTCAGCGAGCGACGACGTTTTTTGGACCGGACCGGAATTTTGAAAACCCCTGGTTGCTCCCGGTAAGCGGCACGAACAACCAGCGTTGTGTGAATCACATTTCTGAACCGGACACCGAAATTCCGCCGGGATTCAGGGGGTAACGGGTTATGAAAAATATTGCGGCAGGTGGTGTTCTTGAACGCATCCGTAAGCTGGCCCCGCAGCATGTAACCGCGCCGTACCGGACAGTGGACGAGTGGCGAGAGTGGCAGCTTGCAGAAGGGCGAAAGCGTAGTGAGGAAATTAACCGCCAGAATCGCCAGATCCGGGTGGAGAAAATTATGAAGCGTTCCGGTATCCAACTGTTGCACCAGAAGTGTTCGTTTGCGAATTACCAGGTGAAGAACGATGGCCAACGCCACGCGCTGAGCCAGGCAAAATCCATCGCGGAAGAAATGATGACCGGATGCACAAATTTCGTGTTCAGCGGTAAGCCGGGTACCGGAAAGAATCATCTGGCAGCAGCCATTGGCAACCATCTTCTGGCGAAAGGTCGCAGCGTGATTGTGGTGACGGTGGCGGATGTGATGCTGGCGTTACACGGCAACTACGACAACAAAAACTCGGGCGAAAAATTTTTGCAGGGGTTGTGTGAAGTTGACCTGCTTGTCCTGGATGAAATTGGTATGCAGCGGGATACGCGTAACGAACAGGTCACACTGAACCAGATAGTCGATCGCAGAACAGCCTCGATGCACAGCGTCGGGATGCTGACGAACCTGAACCATACGGCAATGAATACGCTGCTTGGTGAGCGCGTGATGGACCGCATGACCATGAACGGTGGTCGCTGGGTGAATTTTAACTGGGAGAGCTGGCGTTCAAATGTCAGTCATTTAAGGGTTGTGAAGTAATTTCAGGAGGACTCATGGCAAGCGTTTTTACACCTGAACAGCGGGAAGAACTGAAGGCACGAATTATCGGGCTGGTACACAGGAACAAACGCATGACGATGTCGCAACTGGAGAGGGCAACGGGGGCGGGTTGGCATACGGTCAGACGTTGTCTTGTGGATGTGGTTGCTTGTGGTGATTTGTACATATCCGGTAAATACGGTGTTTTTGTATCAGAACAGGCGTATCAGGCGTGGTGTAAAACTCCGAAGAAAGCTGACCCGGCACTGGTCCGGAAGTTACCTGATGGTGAAATCCGTCGCTACGACAGAGACATGAACATAATTTGTCGGGAATGCCGTAACAGCGAATCAATGCAACGTGTACTGGCGTTCTATCGGGGTAATTTTCAGGAGGTGATGGAGTGAGGGTGAGGGTTTATATCGCCGGTCCTATGACCGGGTATAAAAATTTCAACCGTGAGGCGTTCCACAAGGCAGAAGAGGAACTGAAACGGGAGGGGCACACAGTCTTAAATCCGGCAGTACTTCCGGACGGCCTGACTCAGTTGCAGTACATGGATATCTGCATGGCGATGATACGTTGCGTGGATGCGATTTATATGCTGAATGGCTGGCAGCGGTCGGCAGGTGCTAAGGCAGAACTGGCACTGGCGGAGAAGCTGGGGCATGCGGTTATTTTACAGAAGGCGATGTAGTGAATATGTTCTGGATAATCAAAATTGAGCTGTTTGTTATTGTATTCCTGATCAGTGCATTTCTGGCAGCGGCTTTTATTATCTGGGAAAATCCTTTTCGACATATCAGTCCACTGTTTGCAATCAGGGTGTTAATAGCATCGGTTGTAGTGGTGTGGTTAATTTGTTTTTCATTATTTTAATGGAGTTAATGTTATGAACGAAATCAAAGAAACGCCGGTAGAACGTGATGCATATGGCTGCTGGACGCATCCTGAATATGAAAATTTCTGTGATGGTAGAGAACATATTTCAACGGAAGAGTTTAACGCATGGATGGAGGAAAATAATCTTCAATGGACCATCAGAACTATGGATGAAGATGATTTTAATCTGGACGCAGATGGTCCCGATATTGCCTCCTGGAAACCGGAGCGCCCGGAAGGTGAAGGCTGGTTCATTGGTTCCATTCATGACACTGAAGATGGTCCTGTTTGTGTATGGCTGAGAAATAAGGCTGAAGCATAAAGGCGATAAACCACCTGACAACAAAACACTGAAAAATTTAAATCAGAAGTGAATTTTATTAAATCCTTAACCGGAGGGATTTCTGCACCCTCAAAACATCAGGAGGCCGCCCGAAAGGGCGGTAATGAAAAATGGCTGAATTAACCAAAGAACAATTAATCGAAGAGGCCAAATTAAAAATAGCGATTACGAAATGTCACCCCAATTCAGGGATGGCACGGATAGAGGGTGAGTTATTCAAAATTGCACTGGCATCGCTGGAAGCTGAGCCGGTGGCGTGGAAGGCAACCTTCACGCAAATTGACCATGAATATAATACGTTCACCGCTATGTATTCTGACAAAGCAGAAGCCAAACGGTGGGTGCGACTGCATAAAGTAGGTGACTTTCGGGCAGAAATAACACCACTTTATGCAGCATCGCCAGCGCTGGTAGTGCCTGATAAGTTGCCGCGTGAATACATAAGAGGTTGGCCTCTTGCGTATAGTGATTATGCTGAAGGATGGAACGATTGCCGCGAAGCCATGCTTCAGTCAGGAAGCTTTCGGGAAAACAAGGATTCGTCAACCAATAATTTTCGGAAAATCTCGGAAACGTCAACCAACTCTCCGGTAATTCCTGGTGAGGTGTTGTCTGCAATCCTGAAGTTTGCCAAGGTTCGCGCCGATTTCGATGATTTTGACGGTGACAGGCGAGGTATCAGTGATTGTCTTGATGAGGCTGAGCAAGAGCTGATCGTTACCATTAACAAACATGCCAGTCAGATTGCAGCAAAACCGTCGCAGGAGGAGAAGAGTGGGAACGCCGACTGTACCGCCACTTCTGGTAAAACTGACAATCCACAAGCATCCGGAAAACAGGTTAACGAATTAACAATGTTGGTTAAGCGATTAGCCAGTTCGTTAAAAAGCGTCAATAAATCAAGCAATCTACCTGATAAGGCGATGGAATATCTGAAGCAGAACGGACTGGTTGGTGTGGAGGATGTTTTACGATGACCTGGCCTGAGGCATTTACAACGGCAGGAATCGCAATGGCGGTGGCGCTGGTGGTGTATTCGATTTGCCGCTGGGGATAACAAACAAAAACCCCGGATTGACGGTCCGGGGTTTTTGAAGGAAACAAACAGAAACAACAATTGCCGTTATCTGTTGCCACCAATGACAAGTAAACGTATCTCAGGCGAGCGCATTGCGCCGTTCTGACGCGGATACATTAGCCTGGGCAGAAGGTTCTGGCAATAAAAAATAGCGTTTTCTTATCGGTGTCGGTAAGATTGTTGCGGGTGCTTGAGGCTGTCTGCCTCGGGCATGCCACTGTAAGGCAGAC